CAATCGATAATGGTAATGGTGGTGCTGATTTGGATTTTGGTGATGATGTAAATATTACCACCGATAGAAACAATGGAAACTTTTCAGTAAATACGGGTAGTGGTAATATCTTACTTAATACGGATAATACCAATGAGGCAATTGTTAGAGGTAATACTCTTGTAGATTTACTTACTCAACTTATAGATGCAATAAATCAACAAACCTTCAACACACCTTCTGGACCTACGGCAACTGGTCCGAATAACAGAGCAACCTTTAATGATATAAAATCTAAACTTAGAGATGCTTTATCAACTTTAAACTATACGGAGTAACAAAATGTCTTGGAATAGTTTTAAATCCATTATGAATGCTTATATGAGTAATCCGAATGGAGTAAAATCCAAAGAAGATTTTGCCAAACAATTTACTCAAGCATATGATTTTGCAATGATTACGGGTTCTATTTCTACTCGTGGTTTTGGTGGGTTTCCCCTACCAATACAAAAAGGAAATAAAGAATTAATGGAAACAATGGTAAAACTTGCCTGTTCTATTGCATTGACTAAACAAGATAGACATGCCTTTATTAAAGATTTGGGTAAGGCTGTACTGGGATATTGGGGAGGAGCAACATTACAACAAATCCCACCAGCAATTCCAGCAGTTGGTGCTTTTCAAAATATAGCATCAGTATCGGCAGTAGTTTCTAATCCTGGTACATGGCCCGAATCTCCTCCTGAGTTTCCTACTGATAAACCATCTAATTTCTTAGATATGTTTATTGCATATGCAACAGTACATCTAAGCAGTGTACAAGCAATAGTATCAACAACATCATTATATCCTGGATTTCCATTGTTACCCCCATCACCTGGTGTGGTAACTTTGACTGGATATCAGTTACCATAAAACAGAGAAACATATATTTATATTAAGATAAACGGAAAATATTTTATAATGGACTCAAAGAAATTAGTAAAAGTAATAAAAGCACTAGTGGAAGTTGAAGTAGCAAAGAAACATGAAGAGTTTCTTAAAGAACAATTTCCAGCAATACTTGATGAAGTAGTTAAAGGTAAAATGAAATCTTCTAATAAAACCCAAGTGGTGAGTGAAGAAGTAGACCCTTTTGCAATGGCTAATCAAGTATTACAAAATGAAAGAGAAGAGCAACCAAAGAGACAGTTTACAAAAAACGCTGCGATTAATGAGGTTCTTAACAATACAAAACCATTCACTAAAGAACAAAGAGCAGGTTCAACACAAACTAAATCTGTGTTAGATTCATTTCAACAACAGCCTGTAAATGAAAGTATGGATAAAACGGTTTCTTTCTCACAACAAGGAGCGGGGGCTGGTTTAGAAGGAATGAGAAGTTCAATGGCTGCACAAATGGGTTATGGTGACCTACAAACAAGTGGCGGAGCTAAGAAAGGTGGATTGGGTGTTCAGACAGGATTACCTGGTTTAGATAGAGTTTTAAACAGAGATAATTCTGCATTAGTTAAAAAGTTTAAAAGATAATGGTACAAGGATTAATTATATTGATAATGTTGGGAGCTTCGGTTTTCATACTCACTAAAACTTTAAAAAAGAAAAGTTCTGGTGATTGTGGATGTGGAAACTGTCAATGTGGAGGATAATAAGTGGCTTACGTTTTAGGTAAAAAAGTTTTAAAAGATACTGAAGAGTTTGATAACCATGCATATGGTATTGTATCTCCAACTAAAAATGGAAATACAATGTTTGAACAAACCTTCAGCTCTTTTGATGCTGCTAAATCAAACCTAAGAAATTTACTATTAACGCGAAAGGGTGAACGAGTAATGCAGCCTGAGTTTGGGAGTGGAATTCATTCTCTACTATTTGAACAGATAGATGGTAATCTTGAAGAAAAACTTGAAGAAACTATCATTGAATCTGTAAATTTTTGGTTACCCTATATCAATATAGAAGAAATAGATATCGAGATGACTGATGAAATGAAAGATTTAAATAAAGCTAATATGAATGTGAAATTCACAGTAGGCAACGATATTGATACAAACGAAATAACTTTTACAGTACAAGGATAGTATATGGCACTCAACGGTTCTACATCGAGAAAAGGAAGAAACATTAAGTATTTAAACAAAGACTTCGGTCAGTTTAGAGAGAACTTAATAGATTACGCTAAAACGTATTTTCCTCAAACATATTCTGATTTCAATGAATCATCTCCTGGTATGTTATTTATTGAAATGGCATCTTACTTGGGTGATGTTCTTGGGTATTATATTGATGATACCCTAAAAGAATCAATGATGATTACCGCAGAAGATAAATCTAATGTATTGGCTTTATCTCAATTTCTAGGATATAAACCAAAAGTAATATCACCTTCTATCGTTAAACTATCAGTTTATCAATTAGCCCCAAGTATAGGAACTGGTGAGAATAATAGACCAGACGAAAAATATTATTTAAGAATAAAAGAAGGTATGGTAGTAGAATCTGGAAATGGAACTTCTTTTAGGACAACTGAGTTATTGGATTTCAATGATACCTCTGATAGAGAAGTAACAATTTATAGTACTAATCCACTAAATGGGGAACCATCTCAGTATTTAATAAAAAAATATGTAAATGCAATTTCAGCTGAATTAAAAGAAAAAGTAGTTGAATTCAGTAATACTCCTGAGGCTTTTTCAAAAATAAAAATTACAGATACCAACGTAATTGATATTTACGATGTAAGAGATTCGAATGGTAACAAATGGTATCAAGTACCTTATCTTGCACAAGAAATGGTTTACATTGATTATCCAAATTCAGAACAAACTGATAAAGATTTATCTCAATATAAATCAAGTGTACCTAATCTTTTAAAATTAATAAAAACATCAAGAAGATTTACAACAAAAGTAAATGAAGATAATTCAACTGAACTAATTTTTGGAGGAGGAACTAATATTGGAACTTCTGATGAAACTTTAATACCAAATTTAAAAAATGTTGGTTTAGGATTACGTTCTTCAATAGATAGATTAGGTGCATCGTTTGACCCTGCTAATTTTCTAAAATCAGAAAGTTATGGCCAGGCTCCAACAGGAACAATTACTGTTTCTTATTTAGTAGGAGGGGGTGTAAATTCAAATGTTTCTAGTGGTGAAATAACTAAAATTGAAGCTATTGAATTTGATGATGATAGTCAAGTTTTTAATGAAAGTGAAATACCTACATACAGAACTGTAAAACAATCAGTTGCTGTTGATAATGAATCTCCTGCAACTGGAGGTAGAGGTACAGAAACAATTGAAGAAATTAGAGAAAATTCATTAGCAAACTTTGGTTCTCAAAATAGAGCAGTAACTCGTAAAGATTATCAAGTAAGAGCATTATCTTTACCAGCAAAATATGGTGGTATTGCAAAAGCATATTGTGCACCAGACGGAGAATTAGATAACAATTCACCTTCATCCATTTTAGCAAATCCAAATTCTTTAAACGAATTTACAGATTTAATAACTGATTTAAAAAGTAAAGATTTATCTGAATTAGAAATAAAAAAACAAATTCAAACTTTTTTAATAGGTAAAAAATCTAATATTGACGAAAAAAACAATCCTTTCGCTATAAATTTATATTTGTTAGGATATAATTCTGATAAAAAATTATCAACATTAAACAGAGCGATTAAAGAAAATCTAAAATCATACATTGGAGAACATAGAATGTTAACCGATGGTGTAAATATTTTAGATGGATTTATTATTAATGTTGGTGTTGATTTTCAGATAAGAACATATGGTGGATATAATAATAGAGAAGTTCTTATCAGATGTATCGATGAAATAACGAAATACTTTGATATTGATAATTGGACTTTTAACAATCCTATAAATTTATCTGAACTTGAATTAACAATAGCCTCGGTAGAAGGAGTTCAATCAGTACCAAAATGTGAAGTAGTAAATAAGTGTGGTGGGAATTATTCTAATGTAAGATACAACATTAATGCGGCAACTAAGAATAAATTGGTTTATCCATCATTAGACCCATCAATATTTGAAATTAAATTTCCATCTAAAGATATAAAAGGGGAGGTTGTATAATGTATCACTTTGTAACCGCATCTAAAGATGCATCGATTTACTTACAACAACCAACTCAGAATACTGGGTTGGATGAGATATTAGAAGTTTCCAAAACTTATTATGGAAGCTTAAAAGATATTGCACATACCCTAATCAAGTTTGAAACTACTCCCCTATCTCAATCCATAGCAAGTGGTGATATCACTATGAGTTCTGCAGAACTCATTCTTAGAGAATGTGAATCTTCTGAAATTCCAATAGATTATACCATTTATGCTTATGCAGTAACACAATCTTGGGATATGGGTATTGGTACTCGTTTTGATGATATTACTACTGATGGTGTTTCTTGGAATAAAGTTAGAACAGGAACAAATTGGTTAAGTGCGGATTCTCATTCAGCAGATACAACCGGTTCATTTAATGGTAAAGGAGGAACTTGGTTTACCGGCTCTTATTCATCACAATCATTTTCATATGAGACTTCTGATATTCAGATGAATATTAAGAACACTATGATACAATGGATTAGTGGTTCTCTTCCAAATGAAGGATTTATTTTAAAATATGATTCATCATTAGAAAATGATACAGTTGATTACGGTCAACTTAAATTCTTTTCAAAAGAAACAAACACCGTTTACCAACCTAAGATAAGAATTGGTTGGGATGATTCTTCGTTCTCTACTGGTTCTTTAACAGAACTTACCGCTGATGATATTCATGTAACATTTAAAAGATTAAAGACCAGATACAAGCGTGGAAGTAAACCTGAAATCAGAGTTTTCGGTAGAGAGAAATATCCTCTCAAAACATATACCAATCAATACTCTTACACAGATGTAAAATATTTACCCTCATCTACTTATTATCAAATAAAAGATGTGGTAACTGAAGATGTAATTGTACCATTCTCAGATTACACAAAAGTTTCGTGTGATTCAGGTGGTAACTACTTTAAATTAGATTTTAATAATTGGGAATATAACAGAGATTATTATATTCAAATTAAAGTAGATAGAGATGGTGTAATTGAATACTTTGAAGATAAGGATTTAACTTTCACAATAGAGAAATAATAAATGGCAGTAGATAATCAATTTAGAATCAATGAACTCATAGCGAGTGGTTCTCGTGCTATCATTTCAAAAGATAGTAGTACGGGTAATCATACTTTTGTGCAAGGTTCTGATACGATTATACTTGGTAAATCAGAAGGAGGGGATGCTCCATATACTCATTTAAAAGGTGAACGAGATGGTGAAGTAACTGGTCGTATTGAAAAACCAAAATACAATGAAGAAGAACTTGTAAAGGCAGTAGATACTAAAGTTGATGAATTAATTGGCCCTCCAAAAAAACCACAACCTGATGTAGTACCAAGACCTGTTTATGAAGATTTAAGAAGATTATATAACGATGCTCTTGCACGTATATCTGAATTAGAAAATTTAGTTTCTGAGTTAGAAGCAAGAATTGCTCAACTTGAAGCTGAAAATGAGGCTCTTAAAATTGAAAATGATGCATTACAACTAAGAACCGCAACAGCAGAAAACGAAGCTCAGTCAGCAAACCAAAGGTATGGTGATTTACTAAAAGATTTTTCAAATGCTATTATAAAAGGTACACGAGATGCAATAGAAAGGGTATCGTTAAAGGCACAAGTAGAAGGTTTAAGAGCACAAAAAGAAACTTTAAGACAACAATTAAAATCACTTAACTTAATAATTGGTCAGTTACAAGCACAAGTAGAAGCAGAACAAGTTAGACAAGCTGCATCTGAAGCCCTTGAAGGTGTAGTTGGAACATATGAGCAAAAAACAAATACAGGTTGGAAAATACCTCAGTCTGAGGTTAAAAAACAAGATAAACAACTTTATCTTGAAATCTATACTAGAAATAACCAAAATGATATTAGAGTTGTTCAAGGAA